TATGACCTATGAACTTTCAAGAAATGAACACTAAAGATCTCCTAAAGCTATTCCAAAAAGAATGGAAAAAATTCGAGAAAATGAAAGATAAAGAACAAGAGCTTGGAGGTGGTAGCTACTTCTCTTCTCTCGGAGTTATGAACAGAAGAAAACTTGATACTCTCTACAAAAAAATGGATATACTAAGATCTCTTACTAATGAGATGTATGCAGAGTTGAAGGCGAGAGGAGTTGAATGTTAAAAGAAATCTGACCTATTGAGTCAGATTTTTTTACTCTGCTTTAGTAAATTCTGGTCTCTTTCCCAATCGCTTGTAGACTGCATTTAGATCGCTCGTATCTACATAGTTTGGATTTGGTAGCCTCTTCCCTGTTTTTTCTTCTTCATAATAAGTCTCTAACACAGTCGTCGGTATTGCTGGGTCTCACTCATTCTCCCCTGGTATAAAAACAACATTCGGTCTCTTCTTCTCTACTTGGATTATCTCGTCAATTTCTGGCTCATTACTTACCGAATAAGTGATACGGTCGACTATCTCTCAGTCCTTGAATCCGTTTACTGCAATAAATCCGTGAGAGATCTCTGCGAGACTACATTGGATCTCTCCATGTTCTGGATGGTTTCTTTTAAGTATCATTTTCTAAGGTTTTATAAGGTAAAAAGTGTCCGCAAAGCGGTTTTGAATTTTAAACAACATTCAAAATCTGATTTTTTATTCTGTTTCATATGTTCACGATGCTCTTACAATATAGTCTCAATATTGGCCAAACACTCAAGCGTCAGTACTTCCAAGAGTAGAAACCCTATCTCTTCACGAAAACGATATTGCTCCCCTTGATTGAGTCGCTGGGTTTTCTCATCTTCTTACACAATATCAGGCTACAACAAATTCTGTTCAATAATTAGCCCTAAGGATAGGTAAAGTAAATCAAGGAGTATTTCAATATACATTAGATACATATACCTCTGCCAAAAAATAACAGGTTTTCCCTATTTTTTTGTATCTACAGTGGTGCTTTGTTATGTTAGCAGCTCAATTCGTAGGAGTCCAACTTTTCCACTCGCCTAAAATATCTTCATCTCAGAGTAATATCTTTGGAGCATCTAATTTGATATATTTCCTTACATTTGCTAAACTTGCTTCAGTTCAGTCAAATCACTCATATCCTCGAACTTGGAATTTATCAAAAGTTCTTACTCCATCTCATATATGCAAGTATCCTCGCAACTCTTTTCCCCAATTTGTAAGCCAATTTGGAGTTGCAGCAACATAGTCCACAAAGTGAATACCTCACGGCGTTCAGTTCGTCGCTTTGGCGTATTGACTGATGGTTTGCGTTTCTTTCGGATTGTGTTTTCACAAGGTTAAGTCTTTGACTTCTATATCAGCTTCAGGTTTCCCGAACTTGAGATTTCCTTGAGCCGTCAGCTTGAATACATCTCAATCAGCAGTAGAAAAAGTAAATCCTCAAATCTCGTGTATCCTTGCTCAATCTAATCAGTTTCACGCTCAAGGGTCGAACTTAATATAGTGATTGTTATCTCAATGACTTCTCAGATATATCTTATTGTCTCGCAGAGCAAGTCAACCAGAGAACGTTTTACCTCAATCAATCGTCTCGCTTCAGCTTTTATGTACCACATCAGACTCGTTTGCTTTAGCCTCTGCTGTTTGCTTGGCTTGGTTTGCCGCATTCAATGCAGTTTGAGCCGTTTGTGCGACTCACTGAACGAAGGTTGAGTCAGCTTTTTTCTCTATTTTCGTGTTCTGGCTTTGTATTGCTTGGTTGACTGCTGATGAGGTAGCGTATCAGCTGAGGTCTACTTGAGGTCAAGTTGTGGTAATAGTTTTTTGATTAACTTTTTCGCTGAGTTGCTTGATCGTACCGATTACTCACTCTTGCGGTATTCTTTGAGTTGATACTGTATATTCTATCGTTGGAAGGTCTCCACTCCTGTATTTTTTCCCTACGATCTTCATGACACCATCAAATTGCATTAGTTCGTTGTACCCTTTTATGACGACTTTAACTTTATCCCCTAGTTCTACCTGATAAAACGAGTCTTCACCTACTATGATATTAAATTCTGACACCTGTTCTTTATGCTCCTTGAGGTAGGTCACTTCATCTTCATTGCTTTTACTCTCTTCTAGGAGACCATAGCGAGCAATACTTTCCTCCGATCTTTGCCCTCAAACTTTATTACTCATTTCTTTTGCATCAATGATAAGTTTGGCTTTGTCGATTGTGTTTCCTTCAGGATCTTGCGTGTCATAGCGAAATTCTTTATAATTTTCTCCTTGTGTTCTATCTTCTCAGATATGTTTCCCTATTTTGAGTGTGTCACCGATCAAAAAAACATCTACACCCTCTTTGATGATGCTATTGATCACGCTACTGAGGACTGATTTTTCTCCTACTTCTAGGCTGACTGTACTTCCTGTCTCACATTCTATATTGAAAGGTAAGGGGCTTTTTCTGTTTTGCTCTTCAAAAAGTATTCTGACGACTTCTTCTAATGGGGCTTGGTTCCATTTGTATTTCTGGTCTACCAGCCTTTTTTCAAGGAGAACTCGTCGACTCTCTGCGATAATTTCTACTTGTGTAAAGTTGGCTTCTACTCAGCGGATTACTCCAGCAAGCATCTCTTTTTCTCCTTCTTCGGTGAGTTCGGTAATCCTGATACTTCTCCACATCCTGAGTAAATCCTTTTGGATGTAAGGACTTTGTGCGTCGAGCGTGATCTTGACTTGCGAGCTTCCATTCAGTTTAAGGTCTGCGTTGATCTCAAAAATATCTTGGATTTGAGCAATGCATTCTTCTCCTTCGTACAAATAAACCGTAAACATTATAACATCACATTAGCAAAATAAACTTTGACTTCAAAAGCCTTACTTGCAAGCCCACCTCCTTTACTAGTAATTGCAAAAGCGGTTTCTCCTTTTACTGTTGGTCGGAGGCTTCATGCCATTCTTTTTGCAAGGATGTTGACACCGTTTTTGGTTACGGTTCTTTCCTTGCTATCGATGATAATTTCATCTCCTTTATTTGCATCCAGATCCAAGGCAAAAAACTTCCCTTCTCGTGCGATCTTCAAAGGACTCAAAATCTGACTTTTGATTGCGATATGCATACGGATCGGAGCTTGCATGTTTCCCTCTCCTTGACAAACAATTCCTGAGCTGACGGTATTCATCTTTTTACCAAGCTTTACGCCGAGCTTAAAACCTCAGTATACACTTTCTGCTCCTTTCTGTTCTTTCACCTCTTTATTAAACAGTCTTGCATCTTCAGCCTCAAGGGTTACTCTCCAGCTTCTACCATCTCCATCGATATGGTCATATTCATCAGTTTCATATTCAATTGGAGTTTTGATCTTTGCGAGTATTTCTCGCTCTCTGTTTTGCTCGTCCACCACAACAAAAGGAAAAAATTCCGTCGTTCCTCATTGATCTTGCAAGGCAAAAAGGTTATCCAACCAGTCCATCGCTTTGCTTGCTCCGACTCTCGTATTCGTGAGGATCACGCCTTTGATCTCTATCTTTCTCCCCCTCTGAAATGTTGGAGATAGTCTAACACCGTGTCTTCCATCGATTTTGCTACTTTCGTCTGAGCTGTTGATCTTTCTTCGCTCTGCTTCACTCCAGATCTCGTAGTCAGCAGTGATTTGGTTGAGATCTTGTCCTTTGTATCTAAAATAATTCCCTATCATTTGCTTAAAACACAATCTAAAATCTGATTTTTGATTTCTTTTATCTCAAGGAGGGAGGCAATTTACCCCACCCTTTATCTGAGTTTCCATCTTTGCCTATCCAAAAACTCCTCCATATCAAAGACATTTTTTACTGTGATGGTGTTGTTCTGTTCAATATGCCTTGAGTTGTCACTGGTAAAGCCACCTTGAGCGAATCCTCTTGATCTAATTTTTTCCAACTGATTGAAGGTATCAGCAAATTTGTTTGTCATCCATGCTGGAGCAACTCGCTCGTTTTTGTGTACAACCCCCGCAATATCGCTATTTGCTCCGATCCCTGTGAATCCTCCGATACTAAATCCTCTTGCGTGGATTTTTCATGCTCAAAGCTCATTTCTTTTTCTGATTGCAGTCTCAATCTGGGCAATAAGCGTTCTATATTCTGCTTTGAGTTTTCCTAGATTCTTGAGTTGGAGATTGGTTGTAGTATCTGAAAGCTGATTAATCCTTGCGTGCAAACTTTCCTCCATCTCAACCTTTTCTTCTTTCTGTTTCTCGAGTTCTATTCTCTCTCTTCCTAGCTTCAATATCAACTCTCTTTCCTGTACGCTAAATTGTGCTAAATTTTCCTCAGTCAAGCTTTTTGCTACCTCTGCAGAGCTTAGAAACTTCTGTTCCTCAAATCGTTTATAGATTTTAAGCTGATCCTCCATCTCTTTTTTCTTTTTTTCAAATTCTTCTTGCTTCTTTTTTTGTCCTGCTTGCCAGTCATAGATTGCCTTTGCCTCTTCTCCCATCTGAGCCCTCTTTTTTTCTCTATCTAGCACTGCTTGATCAAGTCCGAGTCCCTCGATGCTTTCGTTGACCGCTTTTAGGTTGTTTTCGATCTCCAGCTGTTCCTTGAGCTTTTCGATCAGACTTTCTTTCTGTTTGAGTCTTTCTCTATCATATTCAGTGGTACTTTTGGTTAATTCCTCTTGGATGCTTTTGAGTCTTTTTTTTGCTTCTTTGAGATCAGTACCATTCAATATCTCCATATCGGTACTATCCAGTTTGCTATCTTTTTTGTTCGCATCTGCTCTTATATCTTGTAGTGCTGATTTGCTCTTGAGTAAGGCTTGTTCTAAGCTCTTTGCTTTTTCAACCTGCGTTCTCAAAAAACTTTCTTTGTCAGTTTTTTGTGTTTTTTCAAATTCTTTCGTCAATTCATTGTATTTGTTTTTTAGTTGTCTTATTTCATCTCCAAGTTTTTCATAATATTTCCTTGTTGCTTCTGCTGTTTTTTCTGCAGAATCTCTGTACTTTTTATCCGCATCTTCAGCGTCTTTGAGGGATTTTTTGAGTCAGTCCATGGTTTCTTTGAGTTTATCGACCTTTTTAGAGGTTCATGATGAACCTCCACCTCCACTACTTTTGTTATCTAATGTTGCGTTAACTTTTTTGCCTAATGAATCTGTTTTTTCCAAGAGATCATTATAAACCTCCTGACCTTCATTCCTATTCTGTAATTGTTGACTAAGAACATCATATTCTGCCTTAATTTGTTTTGTACTCTTTACTCACGGCATTCGTGAAAAAGTATCTCTAAAATCCAACTCTAATTGAGCCCCAAGTCCAGATCGACTTCTTTCCTTAGACTTTTTTATTTTATCTATTGTCGGCTGTAAAAATGCTAGCTCATTTTTTAATTGTTCAACACTTTTTGCAGCTCCAAAGGCTTTATCTGAAATTTCTTGGAGTGCCTGTAATTTTTGCTGGTTGCTGAGTTTAGAATTATTTATTTCTTCTATTTTTGCTCTTGCCTCTTCTAAACTCATCGTAGTTATCCCTTGTGCTGCTGTAAGCTCTTTGTTTTTTTCTTCTAATTCTTCAAGCTTTTGCTGATATTCTTCTGCAGTAATAGTACCTCCTTGATATTCCATTGTAAGTTGTGCCATCGCTTCTTTATTTGCATCAATTTCTTTTTGTAGATCAACATATGATTTCCCTAGATGCTTTGAATAAAGTTCTTGGCGTTGTCGTTCGGTTGTTACACCGAATGCAGCTACTGCTACAGCCCCCAAAGCGGCAGCAATACCTAAAACAGGTAAAGCAGCAGATCCAAGTGCGGCTCCCATTATTGCGGTTGCTCCAGAAAGAGCAGAAACTACCCCAATAGCTCCTCACACAACCCCCACAAAAATAACAATCGCTTTTGTAAGCTCAGGATTGGCAACAGCCCATTCCTTAACAGCTTCCACAATAGAAGACATCCACTTAAAAAGCCCCCCAACTTCCCCAGTAAAGAGACTACCAATAGCCTCTCCTAGACTATCAATAGAGTCTTGGAGATTAGACCAAGCCCCCATCATGGTATCAGACTGTTTTTCCATAAGATTTGCGAACTTTCCTCACTCAGAAGACATTGTCTGGAAAGCCTTCTCTACATCTGCAAATCAGATTTTACCTGCAGAAACCATATCTTTAATCTGACTTTCAGCAACACCCATATTTTTCGCTAACTCTTGGATAATAGGAACTCCTGCATTGATAAATTGTTTAAGATCGTTTCCTACGAGCCTTCCTGCTGATTTTACTTGTCCATAGGCGTAGGCTACTTGTTCTATAGGAACAGACAATCCAGCAGATACATCTCCAAGTGCTTTGAGCGTTGGTATGATTTTGTGAGCTTCTATTCCATAGGCAAGAAGTTGTTTAGCGGTTTGCCTTACTCCTGTTAGCTCAAAAGGAGTATTTGCAGCAAAATCAGAGAGATCTTGGAGCATTTTCTTTGCTGCTTCAGCACCTCCGAGCATAGTCGTAAAAGCAACATCCGCTTGTTGGAGATTTCCAGCGAGAGTATAGGCTCGTCATGCTGCAGAACTGAGAGCTTTTGTTACTCCTAATCCAACGAGCGCCTTGAGTCCTCCTCAGAGGGATTGTTGGAGTTTGTTCCCAGCTTTTTCTCCTGCATTCCCTACTTTCTGCTCAATATCTTTGGCTAGTTCGTTTGTAGCTTGTTTTTGATCAAGCCCCTTTTCTATTCCTTTTCCTAGCTTTTCCCCAGCGATATCTCCTCACTGCTTAATCTGATTCTGAATATCTCTCGTAAGTTTTTCTATACTTCAATTTTCTAGTTTTAGTCCTACTCCAAGCTCTCCGATATTTACCATACTTACTATAAAAAAGCTAAAATTCTTATTGTAAGCTCACTGTTTTTTCTGTTCAATCTCAAGGTCAAGTTATTTCAAGAAAAAATGAAAAAAGATTTGCATTTTGTGTCAAAAACTATATAATGTAGCTACATTTATATCTAGTAGAGAGATGAGCAAACAAGAAAAAAGAATAGAACAGCTTCTAAAAGACCCTACAAAACTAAGATACTCAGATATTGAAAGTCTTTTGCTTGCTCTAGGATTTGAAATTAAAGAATTGAATGGTTCTCATAAGCTTGTCTACCGACCTGAAAATCCAAGATTATCAACGACGATAGCTCTTCATAATAACGACTGCAAGTCCATCTATAAAATCAATATGAAAAAACTTTATCTTTCTGTAGCAAAATAAGTATGACACAAACGCTCCATATTATCCACAATGGGAAAAAGATTCCCTTCATAATTTCAGAATGTTCAGAACCTGACTACAAAGATCAGGGGGCTGTTCATGTTTTCTGCGAGGAAGCAGGTATTGATCAAGACCATATGCTAGAAGATATAGGTTGATTGATTGCTTCAGTGCCAGAACTGATTTCTTTTTATCAGTCAGAAAAAAAAGAGGAAGTAATCAGACTCAGAGTGAGTAGTGAAGAGAAGGCACAAATGCTAAAACTCGCTTCAGAGAGAGGATATAAGTCACTATCTTCTTATCTAAGGAATAGAGCTTTTGCTTAGCTTTCTAGTAAAAATCAAAAACTTTCTAGCTCCTTTTATATAAAAAAGAAACACTAGTTATTATCTAGTGTTTTTTGCTTTCTAGTTTCTTTTTTTTGTATAAAAATCGTATAAAAAATCAAATTTTATACGAAAAAACACGCCCCTCTTGGAGCGTGCCTGGTATGTAAACACATCCTAGCTTTAATTAACTTGGTATCTCGTTGTGGCGAGATACTCCTTTGTATTCCTGATTTCAGCTTCTTGACCTCATTCTTTTTCCAGTCTTGCAATCTTTTCAGCTACGAATTTCCTCTCCAAGACTAAGTTGTCAAAGATCTTTTTGCATCTTAATATCGTGTCGTAAAAATCAAGCCTATAAGCCTGAATCCTGATTGCGTTTGCTCATATTCCAGAGCCTGAATTCTTCCCAGATCCATTCTGTTCGAGAACGTAAACTTTTCAGTTCAGCACGTGATCCACGATAGCAACGTGTCCGTATGGTCATTGTGATCTGATGATAATGTCACCCTGCATTATATTGTTCATCCCCTTGATCTTCTCCCAACTGGAGAAAAAAGAGTTGTTAGGCATATCTTTGGCATTTCCGAGGGCTCCAATCTCCCCGAATTCTAGCCCTTCATCAATATACAGCTTAGCCAAATCAGTACATTGAAATCAGTATCTCCTATCGTAGTCAACTTTCTTTCCACGTCGCTTTTGTGCAAAATCCTTATATGGTCTCATATTCCCCAACATAAAAATATAAAAACTATTTTTTCAATGCTGCACTCATGCTTTCGACTAATTTTGCAATCTCTTCTGTTTTTGTGTCTTTTTTCGCAGGTTTCTGCTTAGCTTGTGGAGTACTCAAATCCCTCTGAATATCGTGTCCCTTTGAGGTACTAAGTCCCATCAGTACTCCAGAAAAGAAGTTCTCCAACAAGTTCTCCTGCTTGATTGCCATGTTTATCAGTCCAGCCAAGAGTGCAGAGAGCAAAGGAATATAAGGCTTAGCCTTCTCTGGAATGATAGGCTTGATTAAGTTCAGGAGGTAGTAAGTGAGTCCCATCACTCCTCACGCCTCTAATAATAGATTTTCCATGGTTATTATTATAAAAAATAAAAGGCTTAAATTCTGGCCCCAAATATCGGCTTTCTTCTAGGGGTTGGTTGGTATCCTGATTGATAGAGATTAAGGAGGCTTACAAGCCTCTGTTTCTCCTCGCAGAGTGCTTGGAGTTTTTTTCAATCTCAAGTATTTTTGACTTCAAAATTCTCTATCTCTTTACTAATTTGTTCAAGTTTGAGTCAGATTTCTTCCATTTTTTTTATTGGGGATAAAACTATTTTCTTACCATATCCTTAATGTCGGTTACCTTAGAATCGATATTCCTTATCTTTTCCTCGATAATTTGTATATCTTTAATTGTTACTCTTGTGGGGAGTATCTCATTTTTCCAATCCTCAAGAGCCGAAAGCCTAGAATCTACCCTTACAAAAAAGACTATCAAGGCTATGCTATTGGTAATTATCGTTATCACTAGTGCCATATTGTTTTTCCATCGTGGAATTTCCGCCGTATATTTTGCTATCATTTTTCTTTATCTTTAGTGAAATAAATAATACTTTTTATACAGTGATCCTCCTCAAAAAGCTCTAAAATACTGACTAAGATCCAACCTCACAAACTCAAAGTATCGAGCATTTGATTCTTGCCGAGTACCGAACTGATCGTCTCCTGCACCTTCCCGAACTTATAGCCGTCTTCCTCGATGAGAAGTCTATTGAATAGATCCCTGCACACGGCATTCCCTATCTGATCGAGTCACAGTGCTAGGGAATGAAGCGTAGCAGTCAGAAATCAGAGCGATTTTGAGAATGCAGACTTTTTTTGAGAAGAAGAGAAAATCCTGACAAGAATCTCTCCCACTGTCCAGATTATCCCTAGAGGTAAGAGAATAACGCTAAGAATACCAGCGACCCAGAACAGAACTAGGCTTTTAATCAGATTTCTCATTCTTTTTCTTTTTATCGTATAAAGCTTTAACTGCATCAGGGAACTTTACCCCATAAGAGCTGAAAAGCTCAAACTCTTCTTTGGGTAAGAAGTCCTTTACATCCGTGATATCTATATGCGAGATATAGACAACTCAATGCCTTGTGATGGTCTCCATCTGACTATAGATCAGCTGGATAAAAGCGACTTTCGATCTGAAGTCCTCCTTGGTGATCATCACTTCCAAAGGACACTCAATCGTAATGTACTGGATTGGCTTTGGTGTATTCGCCTCTACCCAAGATTCATATTCCTCTTGGGTTGCTTCTTCAGCAGTGAAGCCCTCCTCGAGTACTGGTTCTAGGTCTGTGAATCCTACGATTTGTCAGTCTTTTAGTATTTTTTGCATTTTGATTACATAACAGAAGTAAATTTCTCAAGTTTGAGATATGTATTTATAGAGTAACCCTCACGACCTCATCATTTGAGTACAATAGGTCATTTTTTTACAAAAATTCTTTCGCTACGATTACCTTCAGAAGTATCAAGTCATCTTTCTCCAATATTGATCCAACCATATTGACTTTGCCTTGATCCTGTTCTATAAGTCAGTTCAAGGTATCAACTATTGGGTGCATCTCGGCTTGTTGTAAATGTTCCTGACATTTCTTTCCCCAGTACGATCTCTACAGGTTTAGGCTGGATAAGATCTCCATTACTATGTAGCCCCATTATTGTACATTCCACTCTTTCTCCTACACCTTTTACTTCACGAGGGTAGAGCTTAGACAAACCACTATTACGATTGATAGTTACCTCAATACCCTCAATTGTTGCATAAACTTGTTCTGACACCCCAGAAACATAAAAACAAAGTGTAGTTCCTTGATCTTCATAATATTCTACGGATCCATTAGATTTTTGTCCCTTAGGCGGGAGATCAAAATACTTAATATCTGGTCTAAGTCCGCCCCCCGTTCTCTTGTGTTCTATACTAAATCTTCACGCAAAGCGGTCCCAAGAATTTCCCATTCCTTTGACGAGTATTGTAATTGTAGCTCATTGTGGTATCGCCAATTCTCAGAGAAGGTGTTTATTTGAGCGTACTTCTAGGTTATTTACTCCGTTAATTCTTTGAGTATAACTCTCTTTAGTCAGCCTTCAGTTTTTTTCCACCATAACATCTCCTGCTTGATAAGCCTCTCCTACTTCTACAAACTTCCCGAGGTACTGTGGAGTCCCCTTGTCTTCTAGCTTGGCAACCTTTGTCTCTGATGTTTTCACCTTCTCCTCTAGGGTTGCTGTTCTGGTGGAGAGGGATTGGAGTTTTGGGATGAGTGTTCTTTGCTCTATTTGTCCGTTAGTTACCTTTGCAATTTGCAAAACATTCTTACTCGGCAAATTTTCTCCAGTCTTGATACTTGCAATTCCCGTTCCGTTTTCTGCATTCGCTTGTCCATCATCAATCTTTGATTGATCAACTTCAATATAGACTTTGTAACTTCAGGAAGTGGGGAGCTGAATTTGTTCATCAGACTCAAAGTGAAGTAAAAGTTTTTGACCGTTACTTCTTTGGGCTGACACGATAGCCTGAATCGGAGCAAGGACTTTATTATCAGAAATTAGCCCTCATTCTATAACCCCTCAGTCAGTCAATCATCTTACTAGAGCAGATATATCGTGATCATAAGTGACGCTGTTTCCGTTAAGTACCCCTATTCTTTGCATAATATCTTCAATATGAATTTAAAACTATTTAATACATTATTTTTACATTCAAAGAACTGTTCAATCTCAAGGTCAAAATAAAAAAAATCTGACCGTATTTTTCAGTCAGATTTCTTCTTTTTTTACCCCCAAATTAGAGTGATTGTACATTGGTCAATACTCCGAGAGCTTCTGCGTTCTCTACTTGGAAATCAGTTCTGATTGAGAGATAGAAGATATTTGCTTCCAGCTCTGCATCTCTGTCCATTTCCAAAGTAAAGTCTCTCTGAATTCCCCAGATAAGATTATTTGGATCGGTCATAATCACATCAGTACCATCAGTTAAGCACTCATGCACTTTCTCATTTCCAGTATAGGTATAAGGAACTGGTGTATCAAAAGTGATAGTTGTCCCACTTTTACTTGCAACAGACCCTACCCATTCAAGAGCAGTTCCGATACCAATCACCAACTCATCACCTACATCGATATTATTTGCACTTGCTACAGTAATAGTCTTTTGTCCTGCAGTATTCGCACTTGCAAGAGTAGTTGATGCTCCACCAACCTTTACTACTGGTCTATCTTCTCTAAGCAATGGAATATCAATAAAGTTTTTACCTGCATATCCTGCTTGGTTTACGGTATTATAGCCTGCCAAAGCTTGATATTTTTCCAAGTAGTCTAGTTTTAGTCCATCAGACATAAATATTTCCAACCCTGAGCGGTATTGATTTTTGAAAGACTTTCTAAGCTTTTTGAGCTTACCAAGATCAATACTTCTTTTGTCAAACATATTGGTATCTGCAGCATCCACGATTACCCCAGCCCTTTTGAGGAAACCATCTACTTGATTGAGAGTAGAGATAACATTTGCAGTTGCAGGAGTAGCTCCGATAAATCTTCCATAAAGAGCAGTTTTCTCAAGCTGATTTCATGCTCTCTTAGCAAGCATTCTCATTAGATGCTCTTTGAATTCTGGACCCTCAATATTATCTTCCAATTCATCATCGTGGATTACGACCTTGGCTCTCATTTTTTTGGATTCAAGTCTGATGGTATCAGTAGCAGCTTCAACCGCTTTCCCTGTAAATTTTGTTCCTGATCTTCCTGCAGGATAGAGTACCTCTTCTCCAATATTTACTTTTGCAATTTCTTGAATTGGCTCCTTCATTTTTACCTTTCTTACTTTTTTAAGTAAGGTAGATTCGTCTTGGATATAATCAATAAACAAATCCGCCTGCTTAGTGTTCAGATGCACAAGCTTAGAATTCCCAGCTTCTGCATTAAATGCTTTCGCAATTTTTTGTGTAATATTCATTGTAAATGTCAAATAGAGAATAAAAAATTTTTAATTATTAAAGTCCCAAGGATCATTAGCTGATTTATTTACATCTTGCTGCTGATTGCTTGATGGACTTAAACCTTCTAGGGTTTCAACTCTTTCTTCTAGTTTTTTTACCTTCTCCTCAAAGAGTGATTTTAGATCTTCTTTAAGACCTGCTATGCTATCTGCAGATACAAACAAATCAGCATACTTCGTGATTTGCTCTTGCATTGCATTAACCGTCTTTTTAACCTCTTCCACAGTATCTGCAGTTTTTTCTACTTCCTCTTTTTTTGAGTCAGTTTCATCTACTTCAGTTTCTAGCTCCTTATAAACTTCCGCAATCTGTTCACTAATCTTCAAGACTTCCTCCTTATTATCTTCCTGAATCTTAGTGATGAGTTGTGAGTTCAAATCCGCTAGTTTAGCGATTTTTTCCTTCATATTTTGTAGTATAAAAAATAAATACATTATGCTTACATTCAAAGAACTGTTCAATCTCAAGGTCAAATTATCTTTCCAAATCTTTTTTGAGGTTTTTTAGAGCCTTTTTATCTGGTTTATCCTTATTTTTGACTTCGTCATAACTATTTTGTCCTGTAATCGCTGGTAAAAGTTCCATCATCTCCATCACATATTCCAAAGTCCAGCTCCTGATAGCCTCACGGTCTTGGTGGAGGTAGTGCATCAGCGCCCCCTCAATGAGAAGGAATTGTCCAAAATCAACTTCCTTTTTTTTCTGCTCTTTCTTGAGACTTTTATTGCTCACAAGAGAAGCTAAAAAAACCTCCATTTGCCTTTTGTTGAGCTGAGGAGGCTCTTTATTGAATTCTGAAATAATCTTCAGATACCCAGCTTGCGGATCTTCATTCAGCAACAAAAAATCCCCCCAAAGCAAAGTTCAGACTTTAAACTCTTTCCCTCGTGCTTTATAGTTCAGCACTGTTCTCATACTCCTCATGAAGTCTTTTATTGATATAAAGAATCATGCTCTGAATATGATTTTTCGTCCAGTATCTCATTTCTACTTTTTCATTTTTAATGGAAAGATATTCCTTAATGATTGGTTCTCGTTGTTTTTCAGTACTCATACCCAAAAAACGAGAAATAAAACTGGTTTTTATATTAAGAATTTGTATTGCCAGCAATGGTGGAATATCTCCAGCGAGATACTTTACTCCTTGGATTTGGATTTCGTCAATTCTCTCATTTTCATCAAGATTAATCACAGTCATTATTTCAACATTTTCTTTAAATAAAAAGCAAAAACATCTAAAGCTTCTTTTCATTTTTCTATCAGCCCTTTTCTTAGATAACTACGAGCTGGCATGTTTGGTGTCCCAAACTCTTGATAGCGAGCATATTCCATGATTGGAGTTTTCCCCTCTGTTAGTCCGTGCTGGAGATTGACTCCAATCCTTGCTTCCAGTTTATCATTTACCTCGTAGGAAATAGATCTCTTCAAGTTCCCTGTTACAGGTCTAGTAAGGTCTTTTGGTGGTCTTGTAGGATCACGAGGGGCGATAGCCCTGATATCGTCAGTCAGCTGTTCTGCTGCTACTGAGAGTCCATCTTTGATTATTCCTCTCAATGCTTCAACTCCAGCTGGATTGATGGTAAAATTAGTCATTGAGCGTTTCCACATAGAGAAGTAAATGATCGTCCTCTCCGCCAAATCCTGGAGTCGCATAAACGAACTCTACCTGATATTTCTGTCCCTTATTGTCCTCAATACGATTACCTTTTTCAATTGCAGGTCAGAATTCTAGTCTGATAGTATGCGAAGCTTTCAAATATTCCATTTGATTCGGTCTACTTGCAGTCCCTAGTGTTTGATTGTATTTTGCATCGTTGAGCATGATCAGACAAGGGATATCCTCTTGATCTTTAGCCCACTCTTTGATTACTTCTCCATTTGGAAAAGTGTTTGATTTTTGCTTTCGCACACTGATTTTTCTATTAAAATCAGACTTAAATGAGCTGAGGAGCGACATACTTAAATTCTCTTACAAGATAAAAGACGAAAAGGCTTCAAAAGCTGATTTCGGTTAGTGGTTTGCTTTACGATGCTGGCTTTTTCGCTCTCAGTCCTGCTAAAATAAGAGATTCTAAGGGTGTCTATCTGCTTGGATTGAATTTCTAATTCTCCTCAGTTTTTTTCTATTCTGAGAGCCTCTTTTACTCGCTCTAGAAGAGCAGTTTCCAAAGCTTCAGGCAATTGCTCAAATCCTGCAGTATAGTGAACCTCAACTTCTCCCTTGATTTTATCTTCAAGATAAAGGATATTTTTATTTCGCCTTTTTGCCTGAGATGTTCCTACGCTTTCCACCGAAATGATTGGCGCAGAAAGGAAGAGCATTGCACTCTTCCCTACACTAATCCACTCGGTCTTTTTATGTGGCTCTATTTTGTATCCAAGCTGTTGCTCTAACGCTGCTTTTGCATCATTGAGCATTATCTCTAGTTTCTCGTCTTGGTTAGTATCAGCAATTCAGAGCCTCTTTTTGAGCTGAGTGAGTTCCATATTTTTAACATTTACGGTCTAAATTATTCTTGATCAGCCTCTTCTGCTGCTTTTTGTATTTTTTCAATAAGAGATTCTCTAGCTTCTCCTTCTTCAATCTCTACTCCAAGTTCTTGTGCGAAGGCTTTAAGTTCTTCATCACTAGCAGTATCAAGATCAATTTCTTTCTTTTCAGGAGCTTCTTCCTTTTCGAGGGCTTCTGCAATGATTGATCTTATAGCATCAGCAGTAGTCCTACTAGGATTTTGGATATCAATTCCTTTTTCAGCTGCAAATTTTAGGAGCTCTGCTTTCGTCATTTCTGCAAGTGTAAGGTCCTTGCTTTCTTCAGCCTCTCCAAGTTTTACCCATCCAGCGAGGAGAAGAGCTTCAGGATTTTCAACTTCAATAATTGCTCATGGACGATATCCATTATACATCACATTGGTTGCGTTCTTTAGTTTAGTTAGTGTCATTTTTACAGTATAAAAAATAAAACACCTCCTTATAAGCTAGGAGGTGTTCAATCTCAAG